ATATGTATATACTTATATTGAAGATAGTGGTATATGGTGTTATAAAGTAGTAATGAATAAATTTTAATAACTAAATAATAAACAAATGATAATCTTAAATAGTTGTTTTTTTATAGATATAAATACTTGTCTTATTACTACTAAAAGCGGTAACTCTTACCCTTTAAGTCTAAAAGATTGGGTTTTTAATGATGTAGTAATATCACACATTAAAGATAGTCAATATAAGAAAGTTTGCCTCATTGCTGACAGAGGTATTACAGAAATTGCTAATATTAGACGATATGAGCATCTTATTGATTTTATAAAAGAACAGCTTTTTAAGATACTTGATTTTCCTATAGAAGTAATATTTCACCATTCTAAAGATGGTTATTTTAACTATCCATTTCCAGGAGGTATATTATCTTTTGTTATAGAGAATGATATAGATTTAATGAGAAGTATATATGTAACTGATAACAGAAAAGCTTTTAACCTTTCGGGTATAAGAACAGGATATTCTGCATCACAATTTATATTAAATGGTTAAGAATGATTATGGTTATGCTCTATCTAAAGAGTTTAAGACAAGGAAAGGAGATATCTATACTTTAGATACTATTGAAGAACCCAGACCTGTTTACTTTCCTAAAAAATCTATGGAAGAAGAGGTTATGTATTCTCCTAACTCTCTTTCCTTTATTAATACTTCAGAACTTACTAAGACTGCAAGATACTTTGAACAACACGGAGTTTATACTAAAGCTGATCCTGTTTATGATAAGTATGCTTATAATAGATTTTGGGATGAAGAAGAAGAACGTAGAAGACATGGAATGACTATTCCTGGAGAACTCTATAAAGATGATGATGGAGTTTTTCATTTAAGAAATATACACGTAACAGGAGAACATTATGGTTATCTTAATTACGGAAGAATAAATAGAGTACCCGAAGAATTACTTATACAAGATACAGATTCTTCAGAGGAGTACTTTGATGAAATAAGTCAACAAACACAAGCTGGTGCTAAAGAAGTTACCTTTCCTGATTTTTGGGATGGTGACTTTTATTATTTTAAAGCTATTGAACTAGCACGTAAACTAGGTAAACATTTAGTTGTAGGAAAAGCAAGAAGAAAAGGATACAGTTACAAAAATGGTTGGATATGTGCTAATCGTGCTGATCTTTATCCTGACTCTGTAACAGGTATTACTGCTTATGATGCTGATAGTTTATATCCTAAAGGCACGTTTAGTATGGCTGATGACTATCTTCAATGGATATATGAACATACAGATTGGAGTAAACGTAGATTACGAGATAGTAAGGAAGGATTTATTAAATTTGGATATAAATATAAAAGTTCTTCTTCTGTAGAACGTGGATATAAGTCTAGTATTATTGCTGTACCATTCGGTCCTGCTCAACCAGGTGCTATGCGTGGTAAAGATGCAGCATTAGTTATTGTAGAAGAAGCTGGTAAGGCTCGTAACCTTGCTGATTTTTTAGAGAGTACTTTACCTACACTTAAAGCTGGTAGATTTATTACAGGTCTAATGATTGTCTTTGGTACAGGTGGTGGTGATGATGCTTTTTGGGAACACTTTGAAGAACTATTTTATGACCCTGCTAGTTCTGATTTTCTATTATTTGAAAACCTTTTTGATAAAGATGCAGAAGAAGAAGGTTGTGGTTTTTATATGCCAGATTTTGCTAATAAAGAAGGTTTCTATGATAAAGATGGAAACAGTATGACTAGAGAAGCAGCAACTTATGAAATTAGTATTCGTAAGATGCTAAAGAAGAAAGGTAAGATAAAGAAACTACGAGATAGAAGTATGGAGTATTCTTTTTCTCCTTCAGAAGCTTTTAGTAGAAGTTCTGATAATATCTTTCCTAGTGAGATTATAGAACAATGTATATCTAACATTAAAAGAAATGCTCTTAAAAGAAATTTAGGTAGGTCAGGATTATTAGCTTATAATGAACGTGGTAATGTTATATTTAAAGATGCTAGATTTTTAGAAGAAGCAGAACTACTTAGGTTTCATCCAGAGATTAATGATTTAAAACTTAAACCTTCAAAAGATAATCATGGTTCTTTTGTACAATTCAGAGCACCTTATAGAGATGCTAATGGTAATGTTCCTGATAATCTTTATAGAATTTGGCATGATCCATTTGGTATAGATAAGGACAATAAAGATATGACTAGTAAGCATTCTTTTGGTTGTACTTACGTTTATGAAAGAGTAAATACTTTTACTAAAGGAAGAGGAGGAAAACTTGTAGGGGTTTATATAGGTAGACCTGAAACTACAGATGCATATAACGAAATATTATATAAGATAGCCCAGTACTATAACGGCAAGATACTATATGAAAAGAATACAAAAGGTACTTATGATTTCTTTAGACAAAGAGAAGCTTTACACTATCTTACAGAAGAACCTGTTAGTATCTTTGATAAAGAGAATGAAGGTTCTATGAAACCTAATTATGGTATTCAGATTAACGACCAACGTAAAAGGGATGGTGCTGTATATCTTAAAGATAAGCTATTAGAGAAAGTTGATACTGATGAACATGGAAATGATATATTGTTTGTGCATCAAATTCCAGATATAAATCTATTAAAGGAGTTACAAAAGTGGAGCTTAAAGGGGAACTTCGATAGAGTAAGTACGCTGATAGTAGGAATGTTTGATATTAGGGAACAGTATTTCGTAGAGGTAGAAGATACAATGCCTACAACAGATATGGAAAGTTTCTTTAATAGAGAAATGTTTTAAGCTTTTATTTGCTTTTCTGCTATTTATTTTTAACTTTGTATAAACAAGCTAATAATGTCTATACCTACTCAAAAACTTTCACAAGATAACAGATACGAATTAACTGATATAACAGGTCTTAACAATATAGAAGAAACAGCAGAACATTATTTAGATAGTATAGTTGCTAATGAAGAAGAAAGCGAAATAGTAAGACTATATAGAATGCTGGAAAATGAAGTTAATGAAGAAGATTATAATTACATACTAAATCCTTTTAATACTAAAGTAGAGAAATATAAAAGATTTAGAGGAAGACTTAGAAATTTTAATATAGTTTCTCCTGTAGTTCAAATGAGATTATCTGAATTTGGTCGTAGAGAACATTATCCAAATGTAATTCAAACTCACCCTAATGATCAGAATGATAAAGACAAAGGCTTAAATGCTTTCTACACTGCTTATCAAGGTCAACAAGCTGTAAATGCTCTTAATGCTGAAGGAATTAATACAGGTCAACAAACAGTTGAACAACCACCTTTAGATGAAGCAAAAGAAGAATACCAACGTACATATAAAGATAATAGAGTTATTAGTGGTCAAGAAGCACTAGACTATATTATTCACGATAAAGATTTAGCTGATAAATATATAGACTTATTTGAACACTATTTAGTTTGTGGTCGCCCTATATCTTATAAAGGGGTAAATCATAATGATATAGTTTTTGAAATTGTTCATCCTTTAGATTTTTATTTTCCTACTAGTGTTAATAAAGAACGTCTTGAAGATAGAGATTGGGGAATACGTAGAATGAATATGTCACCTAATGGTATATTAGATTATCATAGAGGACATCTAAGTAAAGAACTTACTAAAATTTTAGAATCTGCTGAAAGTGATTTTGGTATCAATAATGATATTAGAAAATACAGTGGTTATATGTATATGAGTGATGATGATTTTAATGGTCGTTTTAAACAATATTATAGAGGAAGTGAAAATACTGTTGAACATTATCATATAGTTTTTAAATCATTTAAACGTATTGCTATTCTTACCTATACAAATGAGATAGGAGAAATAAAAGAAATGGAAGTAGAAGATAATTATAAACTTGATAAATCTGTAGGAGATTTAAAATTAGAGTATGATTATAAAAATGCTTTATACGAAACTTATAAGGTTATAATTAACAGCCACGAAGAATACCTAAGAAGTAGAGAAATACCTTATGATAGAGCAGCAGTTAATAATTCTTCTGAAGTTAAACTGCCTTTTAATGGTATTGTTTTGTCTACTATAGATGGACAAATTAAATCTATGGTTAAAGATAGTATTAATTATCAAGTTACTTATAATATACTTAAGTATGCTAAAGAAAAGATGATTAATAAGAATAAGGATAAGATTGCTGTTATTCCTTTAGGACTAATCAATAAAGGTAAAAATGGTTGGGATGAAGAAAAGACAATGTATTATACTGAAGCTAATTCTACCTTATTTATAGATGAAACTTCTCCTACTTATACTAAAGCTATACAAGGACTTAAAGTTATGGATATGTCTTTAGGAAAGTATATCAATGAAGTTGATCAAATGGCTGAACAAGTTAAACAAGAATGGTGGGATAGAATAGGTTTCAATAGACAAAGGTATGGAGAAAGTATGGCTAGTGATGGTAAAGCTAATAATGAACAAGCTATTTTTAGAAGCAGTTTAATTAGTGAAAACGAAACTAGGATATTTGAAAAGTACCAAGAAAAAGATTATGCAGGTCTTCTTGACCTTTCTAAATATGCTTGGATTGATGGAGTAAAAGGACAATATGTTACTACTACAAATCAACAAGCAATATTTGAAATGAATGCAGATAATTATATATATTATCTTAGTAGTGACTTTGATGTACACGTTTCCTTTAGTGGAAAAGAAAAAGAAAAAGTAGAAGACCTTAAAAAGTATATGTTTAATGCTACTCAAAATGGTATGAGTATGCGACCAGTAATGGAAGCTATGGACACTCGTTCTTTTACTATGATGAAAGAAATAATTACCAAAGAAGAGAATGCAAGAGAAGAACTAGAACAAGCTAATAAAGATGCTGATAGACAAACACAACAAGCTATTCAAGAGTCTCAAGCTGCTACTTCTAAAATGGAGAATGACACTAAGATATATGAAGCAGATAAGAAATTTGAAACTGCAGTTACTGTTAAATCTATGGACAATGACGCTAAACAAACAGATGAAGGGGATAATTTATTAGAAGCTATTACCAAAGAACACGAAATTAGTATAGACGAACGAGAACAAAATAGAAAAGAAACAGAAACAACTTCTAAAATAATCAAAGAAGATGCGGAAACAAAGAAAATTAAAAAAGAAACTTCTGTAATAACTAAGGAAGTAAATAACGCAAATAAATCTAAATAATAAAGATATGCCAGAAAACGAACAAACAACAAACGAATTAGACAATTTAGGAGTAGATGAACTTCTAGCAGCAACACAAGGGGATGATGTACAAACAATAGATTCTCAAAGAAAAGACGATAAACCGCCTGCTGATACTCCTCCTGCTGATACTCCACCTGACACTCCACCCGATACTAATATAGGGGGAGAATTTAAAGGTACGAGCCTATCACAAGAAGATTATGATACTGTTTCAAATGAATTATCTGAATCTATAAGAGGCTTTAATGCTGAAAACTCTAGTGATGATGATAAAGCAATAAGGGCAGATATGTTAGCACTATTTGAAGGTGCTACGGGTTTTGATGAAGATTTTAACTTAGTAGATGCAGAAGGTAAACAAATAGCTTCATACGAAGAATTAGTAGATAAAGTAGGAAATGAAGAAGAAGCTGATTTTGATGATGATGGAAACCAAATAGATAAAGACGGTAAAATTATTACTTCTAAGCATCAATTAGATGTAAATGATAGTAATACAAATACTGTAGGAAAAGAATTAGGTTACGAATTTGATGATGGTAAAGGTGGTATTAAACTATACAAAGAAGGTAATGAGGGTCTTAAAGAATTAACTGAAGATATTGCTAACTATAAATTGCAAGATTTTCAAAATGAGTTCTTTAATAGTAATCCAGTATTAAGGGAAGTAGCTAAACATTTATTAGGTGGAGGACAATTAGAAGATTTCCAAAAGCCTATTGATTATACAGGCTTTGATGTTAAAGATATGACTTTAGAAAATAAGAAAGCTGTAGTTAAGCAATCTTATTTAGCTGATGGTGTATCTGAAACAAGAGCAAACAAGCTTGTAGAAAGTTTAGAAGAAGGTGATGCTCTTAATACAGATGTACAAGAGTCTTTAGAGATTCTTCAAGGAAAACAAGAAGCAAGAGAAACAGCTCGACAAGAAACTTTAAATGCTCAAGTACAACAACAAGCAGAAGATAATACTAAGTATTGGGGAAGTGTAGAAGACACTATTACTAAAGGTACATTAGATGGTCTTAATCTTCCTGAAGCAGACAGAAAAGAGTTCTTTAATTATCTAGCTTTACCAGTAAAAGACGGTCAAAGTCAAGATATGATAGACAGAGGAGAAAGAAATTTAGAGCAAGAACTTAAAGAAGCTTTCTATAGATTTAAAGGTTATGATGTTTCTAGTATAGTAAAAGAAGAAGTATCTAGAAAAAACCTATTAAGTACACGTCAAAGAATAAAAAAGAGTAATGAAATGAACCAAAGTCATAAACCTCATATTAAAGGTGGTGCTGGGGAGATTAGTATAGATAATATGTATTAACTTATTGTTTATGCTGTATATTTATTTATTAATTAATTAATTAATTTTAAAATTATGAGTTTACCAAGACAAGACGAAAGTCGTATTATAACGCATGAAAGTTATAATGGTAGAGGTTTTACAGACGAAAATTCGTTAGCACGAATGAGAATGACTAAACCTGACACAATTAATCCTGCTATTACCTATCTAATGGGTAGAGAGGATAAGAAATTTCCACTAACCTTTCTAACAGAAGGTCAAAAAGGTGGTAGAAAAGGAATAGAAGTTAATTCTATTGAGTATAAGTTTCCTGTAATGGGCAGACTTAAAAAGAGTGATCAATTAGTACGTTTAGATTTTCTTGATGTAGCTACGGCAACTAATATTGGTAGAGGTGGTGCACCTTTTTATCCTGTTTTTAAAACAGATTGGTTGAAAATGCACCATACTGTTTATTCTCCTAATGGTACGGCTTGTCGTATTCAAGGGAAAAGTGAAAGAGTTAATGGAGGATTCCGATATAAGTTTGTACTTATTTATCGTGATGCTAATGAAGTAGTGCCTAATAGTGAACTTTTAAGTAATGTTAAATGGTCAATGACAGGTGGTGCTTCTGTTTCTCAAAGTGATTCTAAAGGAAATGAAAGTAATGTTCAAGCTCCAGGAGAACTTAAGAACCAAATTTCTATTTTAAGAAAGTCTTACCATATTGCTGGTAATGTTACTAATAAAGTAGTAGAATTTCAATTTAATACTCCTAAGGGTGGTGTATCTTCTCTTTGGATGCCGTTTGAAGAGTATCAACATGATATTCAATTTAAAGAAGCTTGTGAAGAGAATCTATGGTGGAGTAAATATAACCGTGATGATAAAGGTAATATTACTACTATAGACGACGAAACAGGTCTTCCTATTCCTATGGCTGCAGGTGTTAATGATCAAATTCCTAATCATGATACTTATGGAGAACTTACTGCTAAGAAACTTAGTCGTACTATCTCTGATGTAATGTATGGTGCTACTGATACAGGACATATGAACATTGTTCTTTTTACTGGTATTGGTGGAATGGAAGAATTTGATAATTCTATTAAGAGAGATATTGCAGGAAGTGCAAGTGTTTGGAGTGTTGTTCTTGCAGGAGATGCTGCTAGTAAATTTATTACTGGTGCTCCAGGAAGTAGTAACCTTTCTTTTGGTGCTTACTTTAGTCAATACAAACATGTTGATGGTCATGTAGTAACTATTAAACATCTTCCTCTTTTAGATTTTGGAGGTCGTGCAGACAATAGTCCAGAACATCCTATTAGTGGAAAACCTCTTAGTTCTTATGAAATGTATTTCATAGATATGAGTTCTTACGATGGACAAAACAACGTTAAACTTGTTTATGAAAAAGGTCGTATGCTTATTAGAGGAGTTGAACAAGGTATGTCTTTATTAAGAGGTGCATCTTATGGTGATTATAAAGGTAATGGAAAAGATCTTGCTTTGGCAACAGACCAAGATAGAACTTCTGTTCACTTTATGAAAACATTAGGAGTTTCTATTTTTAGAAATACACATTGTTTCAAATTATCTTGTGATTTATCATAAGTAAAACTTAATTTATAATGTTATAAAGGCAGTAGTGTTATTGCTACTGCCTTTTATAAAACAACAAAAATACAAATGGAAAATAATAATACAAATAAACCGAACAACGAAAACAAAGCAAAGGATTCTTCACCTGTTGTACAACAAAAAACAGCAGTAAAAGAAGAACCAAAACCTATACACCCAAGTAAATTGCGTTCTAAAGTAGAACTTTCTATTAGACGTAAATCTCTTAATGCAGGACTTCCTGGGGATGATACTGTACTACACAATCCAAAGATTGGAAGTTCTTTAAGAGGAAAAGCACCTTTAAGTGGTCTTGACCTAGATGAAGAAAAAGTATATCTACCTACAATTTTAGGTATTTCTCCATTAGACCTTAATTGGGGAAGAGAAACTAGAGATTATTGGAGTAACATATCTGAACGTGTACCTCACGATAAAGAAGGAACTAATAGTAGGCTTCCAGGTCGACTTCTTCTTTTTACTATACAATTTAATAATCTTAGAGATAAAAAGATATTTGATAATGCTGAAACTTTTGATGCAAAAGCCGCTTTTAGTAAGAAAGGTAAAGTTATAGAAGGAGAAGCGGATTATGTTTTATTTAGATACTGCCTAGTTTATGGTAGAGTAGCTAATAGTAAAGCTGATAGATATAAATCAGGTAAAATTGATTTTTATCTTTATAGTCAAGAAACAGAATCTAAAAAGAATTACAATCTATTTGAATTACGAAGACAAGCTAAAAATGCTTTTGATGGTATTCTTACAGATGAAAGTAAAATTAATGCTTTACTTAGAGTATTTGAAAAAGATCCTACTGATACTTTTATGTTTCAAACAATAGAAGACAAACATTTAGTATTAGATGGTCTTATAGATAAAAATCCTAAACGTTTTCTTGCTTTTGTTAGTGATAAGAGTTTAGCTCAAAAAGCCTTAATTAAAGAAGCTGTATTAGCAGGTATAGTACACAATCCAGCTAATACTGATAGTTATTATTATGGTGATGATAAACAAATTGTTTTAGGAAATAGTTTACCTGATGCTGTATTATTCCTTAGAAGTAAAGAAGAACGTAATGCACAAATACTTGAAAGTATTAAAAGCCAAGTATTATATGCTAAAAGCTAATTAAACAATGAATGCACAAGAACTACATATAGATTTCGATCTTAAATTACAAAAGATTAATAGTAATATTACTCGTAATATAGAACCAGAAGAAAAAGATTGGTTACTAAATAAAGAAGTTATTAAATTTCTTAATAAAAGGACTAGAGATATTTCTGATTTTAAACGAAGAGGATTCGAAGAAGATACTAAAAGACTTAAAGATGTAAAGTCTTTAATAAGAACAGTATCTCTAAATGTAGAACAAATAGAAGAAAGTAAAGGGAGAGTAATTCTCCCTTCTTTTAATTATAAAGATTTAAAAGCTAGTGCAATTTATTATAAAGATTGTGAAGAATCTAAAGCAAGAGAAGTAGCTCCTATAATTAATATATTTAGGTTTAAACTTCCAGAGGTAATTACAGAACCTATTAAAGTAGAACTTACACATTATGGAGGAATAAAGACTTTATATAATACAGTAAATCTTCCCTCTACTTATATAGGGAGAAACACTTTAAACCTTACTAAGTCTTTTATAATAGAAGCTAGAAAAGCTTTACTTACAACAAAGTTTAAAGATATAGAATTATATTATGAATGGTATGGAGATACTTATTATGAGAATACTTTTTTTCTAGTAAGTAATAATAAACTAGGAAATGTAAAAGTTTATAGTGATGGTGATTCTAATATTAATCCTGTTTATCTTTCTGTTTCTAAAGCAGTTAGACATACAAGCGAAAAAGAAATAAAAAGACCTATTAGATTTATAAGTACTGAAAGTGCTGATTGGAAAGAAGGCTCTTTCCTTAGTGGTAGTCTTCTTGAAAGTCCTACTATGGAACTTGAAGAAGGTTTGGGGTTTGTATATTTTCCGAATAAAACGATAGTTAAACAAGTAGTTTTTACTTATATTTGCAGACCTAATCTAATTGATATATATTTAGGTACAAGCTTAAATCTTAATACAGATGCTTGTGAAGAAATAGTAAGCCAAACAGTAAGTTTTACTAATGCTTTACTTAATAGTGGAAACTATGAAAAATATTTTAATGAAACAAATTTAATTGAATAAACTAATATTATGGAAAAAGTTATTGTAGTAAAAGATTTAGTATATGCAGCAGGTGTAACAGCTATTGGTGATGTACACGACAATTTAGCTAATGGTGGAGTTGCTATTTTTAATTCAGAAACAGGAGCATTGCTTCCTGCTATTATTTCAGATGCAGATTACCTAGATTTAAAACAATTTATTATTGCTTTTAATATTGAAGGTACAACTAGACTTACTAAAGGAATAGTAAGACGTGGAGTAGTAAGCTTTATAGAAGGACTTTATATAGCACCTGTATTTCATACAGTACAAGCTGGTGGAACAAATACTCAACTAGCATTTGATATTGCAGATGCTGATGTAGGAGATGTAAGTATTCGTGTAGCGGATAATACATTTACTGGTCAATACGCTACTGCAATGTATAATGCAAGTGTTTATAAAAAAGCTAGTGATACAGTAGAAGAAGTTGTAGATGAATTAGTAGCAAAATTTAATGCTAATACTATGCTTCCTGTTATAGCTACTGTAATAGGAGCAGCTCCTAGTTTTGGTATAACTATCCAAAGTCAAACAAGAGGACAAATACTTAGTCTTACAGGAGAAGGTTTACTAGAAGGTATGTACAGAGCAGTAGACGGAACAGAAAATTCTGTATTACCTGTTAATGGTGCAGGAGTTGATGAAGATGTTTTACAACACGAATTTGAAGTTTCTATGTATTGGGGTAATAGTAATTCTAGAGAAATTGCTGCATCTTGGTATTCACAAGAAACTGGTGCTGTAATGGGAGAAACTTATGTAACTAAAACATTCACTGAAAAATTAAATAAACCTTATATTGGAGAAACTAACGTATCTCCTAATTATACTGTTTATGTTCCTAGTGGAGCAGCAACTTTAATTGGAGTTTTAGATGGAATATTTGCTAAACTGATTGGTGGAGCTTATACAGAAGCAAGTTCTTCAGAACCTGGTGATGATGTATAAATAAATGTTACTAATAAGCTTGAAGATATTATTTAAAAAGTTCGTTGATTAGATTTATTTAATGTTTATTTTTTAATTAACAAAAACCCTCTAATCTAAAAGTTAGAGGGTTTTTTAATAGAATACTAATATAAAAATTAAAAAGAAAGCAAATGGCTTTACCAAAAGATATAAGAAGAACCCAACAAGCATTATATGTTATTTCTGATGAAGATTGTAATGTTGAAATTTATAGAAGAAATAATAATACTTATGAACTTGTAATTATATATGCATATACTACAAGTGAAATACCTTATTATTTATATCCAATAGAAGAAGATGGGTTATACCTAGTTAAAATAGAAGGAACTCTTGCAGACATAGAGAAAACTATTCCTATGTTTCCTACACTAATTGTTAATACTGCAAATGATTTTAAATCTTTTGTTTGTGATGATTGTAATACTTACTTAGAAGATTGTAACTGTAGTAGTATTACAGATTTAGCTAAAAAAGCTATTAAACATAATACACTAGCTTCTAAGATACTTTACTTAGAAGATTACGTTGTTAATGGAGATACTCTTACAGAAACGTTAGTAACAAAATATAAAGATTTTGTTTTGTCTTCTATAGAAACTGTTTCTTGTAAATCTGCTGGACTAATAGCAAAGATATTAGAAATAGAATGTCTTACAGGTGCATATTCAGGAAATGAATTATATGAACTTGAAATGATTGTTAGATTTTTAGGAATATACCTAACAGAAAAGAATAGTGATTTTGATGTTACTATTTTAGATGATGAAACTGTTCCTGTTATGTCTGAACTTTATGATTATACAGGTTGGGAAGAATGTGTTTGTGATACTTGTTTAAGATTAGAAGAATTAATAGCTATTTATGAAGAAGGAATAATAACAGACCCAGACCCTATAGATAACTTACCACCTACAGATGATAATATATTTAGAGAAATAGTATCATCTACAGAATATTATAATTATGATCTTTTAGCTTTAGATTTTAGTGATGTGTATAATGATGATAATACGTCTTTTCCTGTTACTATTATTATAGAAGAAATACCAACAGAAATGGTATTAGAAGATATTAATGATATTCCTGTTACTAATGGTCAAATTATTAATTTCTCTGATATTGAAAATTATAGATGTAATTTTCAAGGTGCTATAGTTTCAGAATATGTACACTATTTTAAATTTAGAGTTACTGATGGAGAACTACAAAGTCCTATATATAAATTTTCATTTGGTCTTATACCTTCTGTTAATAATCCACCTAATGTTATAAAAGATTTTAGTATTAGTGTAGAAAGAGAAGTGTGGGGTTATATACCAAAACATACTCTATTAACTGAAGGACATTATACAGACCCTGAAGGCGATGAAGTAACTTTATCTAAGATAGCTTATATACAAGACCTTGATGTAGAGTTATGGGATGGTGCAGCATTTAATTCTGCAATAGTAGATGATGTTATTATATTAGCTGATTATACAGATAATGGAGAATTTTTAAGAGTTAAATATAATAGTGGCGTTATACTAATAGCACAAGATATTAGAACAGAAGATAGTCCAAGTTTTAGACTTGCTTTTCTTGATACTGGTTCTAATAGTTATAGTAATGCTAATACTCCAGGAAATGTAATGAATATAGGGATTAATCCATTAGATACTACAAGTCTTAAAACACTATTTACTGGTGGTTGGCTTACAGAAGCACAAGGAAGGAAAAATTGGATTCCGATTGCTCGTATAGAATATGATGGAGATATAAGAGATTTAACTTCTGTTTTAGTTAGTCAATCAGGTTATGAAAGTGCTGAAGTTCCTTTAATGTTACAAGTAGCTTCTTCTGATTTACCTTATGATATTTTTAAAGATCCTAGTTCTATTGTAACTGATGGAAGTACTAATCCTCCTCTTAATAGTTATGATATACTAGCTTATATAGACATACTAGCAACTAGAACAATAGTACATAAAATACAAGAAAATAGTATAGATGTACTTAATATAACTTCTAGTATTACTTTAAGAGAATCTGATGGTGGCGAAGACCCAGTAACTTATGTTACTAATTTCTTAGAATTTGATGAAACAAATATAGCTGATTTTGATTATTTAGAAACAGCTTTTCCTCCAGATTTCTTAGGAACTGTACCAAGAAGTGTATTACCACTAGTAACTGCTGATGCAATAAAAGGACAATCTTATATCATACAAGGAGCAGGACTTATAGGATTTAGTATAGGTGCAACAGCACTTACAGAAGTTAAGATTTTTGATAATCTTAATAATGATATAACTAATACTGTATTTAAAACTTTCTTTGATGCTAATAAAGAACTAGAATTACATATAAGTCAAAATGTTTATGCTCCTTCTACTCTTTATATTAGATTACAATTTTAATATAATGAACAAGAAGATAAAACAAGAGATAAAGACGTTTCTCCCGATACTAATAAAGGGAGAAACGTCTTATTCTTATCCTTAGAGGTTCTACGGATGTTTTATATTTTAAGATAGTAAAATACCTTAAATTTTTAAAATGCTAACAAGATACACAAGAATTAGAGTACAAGCATTTTATACGAATAAATTAGTAAAAATAGAATAAAAATATTAACTTCATACAATGTCAGACTATAATACTATACCTAATGGACTTCTTATTAATTCACAAATTAATCTTAATCCTAAAGTTGCTTTTGATACTCTTGCAGAACTTGCTGATCTAGGTAATAATAATTCTCTTGCAGCTACATATCAGAATAATATGTTAGTTTTTTGTGCAGAGAATACAACATTTTATATTTGGAGAGAAAAAGTAAGTGGAGAAGTTGGAGAAGTTGCAGGAGATTTTCAATATCCTTCTAATTATATTTCTTTTGATTTTGATTATAGTGATAAAATATATAATTTTTATGTTATAGATATAAGTAGTTTATTACCTAATAATTTAGTTTATACAGATGTAGCTAATATTTTTACTTTAATACAAACCGCTTTAGGTTATAAAACCCCTGATAATGATTCTGACGGGTTTCTTAAATCTGATGGTTCAGTAGATACTGCAACTAAACCTTT